TCAGTAATAACAATCCCGATAATACCTGCAACGATTGAAGCAATAAGTACTGCCCAATATTCTTGACGTTTTGCTGTACCTTTAAAATCAAAGTAATTTTTCATAATATAATTCCTTGTTATGCTACTTTAACAACAGTAGCATTTAGTTTGTTTGCAACTTCCAATGCTGATTTCTCATTATCAAAAGTCAAATCAACGACCGAATGTAGTCTTGTGTGCATTTTAGTAATGTCGCCTTCGAAAACATAATGTTTAACTAGATTACCGTTACGTTCAATTGCATACACTGTCATCAATCGTTCCTTATATTGGTCTCCCCGCCAGGACTCGAACCTGGAATAAAAGTTTAGAAGACTTCTGTGATATCCATTTCACCACGGAGAGTAAGTTTATATCTGTTGAGCTACGGAAGCATTTAACTTTATCTTACAAAATCTATCTTATACTGTTTGCCGTCCAATGTAAACACTAAAGTTGAATAATCGTAAACTTTTTTTGGAGTATTTACATATTCGGTAACATCGGTGCATTGACGTTCTGTGCGATAACCAGTGACAACAGTTTCATTCTTAGGCTTTGCACCTTTATCAGCACCGATTACGCCACCCATAATAGCACCAGCTGCAGCACCATTATCTTTACCAGTAACAGCTTTACCCGCAAGACCACCGATAATCATTCCCAGAATTGCACCTTCAGCGGCGTTGCCCTGCTTTTGTCGAGTTCCATATACAGGAACTTCAACGTTTTCACAGTAGCGATTTGTCACTGGAGTATGTTCATATACTGTTGTGTAATGATCTTTAACCCGAGCGTTTACTGTTTCTCCAGCAAAGGCCATAGGAGCCATCATTGTGGCAATAATTGTTGTCGTCAATAGTTTCATTTCATTTCCTTAAGATGCATAATCCAATGTTCGACACAATCACACGGATCGTCGTATTGTGGCATATGTTTAATCCTCTATTTTAGAGATTATTTATATACTAACACATGTTCAAACTAGTGTAAACATTAAATTATCATTTCTTTCATTAATTTTTTTAATTCATAAAAATACTCTTCATCGGCAGTTAAAAACGAACATATCCTTATATTAGGATAAATGCTTTCATCGTAACTTCTACCATAATATCTATCAGCATATTTATTTCTAGGTATTTTTTTCTTTAAATATAAAATACCCTGAAGACCAAAGGCATTATAAGAAATTGCGTCACCGTTGTCAACAAACTCTTGGAATATTACCTTAAGTCTATCTTCAATAACTTGACTATATTCTAATAAGTTATCTCGCTTAATAATATCTGTAGTTGCTTTCATTGCGGCAACACCCGAAACCAATGGTTGAAAGGTATGTCCATATCCAAAATTACCATTTATGACATCAGTAACTTTTTTATTAGCAACAGTAGCCGCCAATGGAGCGTATCCTCCAGTCAGTGCTTTTCCTAGGCATGATATATCGGATCTTATATCTGATGGAAGAATTGTATCATGGCTATGAAAAGCTTTAGATTTGCCCCAACAAGAAGCTACATCATCAAGAATTAATAAAATTTTATTATCATCGCAAATTTTTCTGATAGTTCTCCAAAAATTAAAAGACCAAATGTGGACGCCATTAAACCATGGCGCGGGATTAATAACAATAGATCCAATATCAGCATTATTTTTTATAATTTTTATAATATCATTGATTGTGCGCTCTTCTTCATGACTCTGATCATCATAAACCCTAAAAGTTGGTGTATCTACAAGATGAACCCGCGTATCATTAGTTGGGAATAATCCGCTCATAGTTTTTGTGAGATAACTAGTACCATTCCATCCAATAGAAAACGATATAATTCCTGGTTTATTTTGTCCAAGCTTATCCCAATACATATCAGCCATATATATTGCGCATTCGACCGCGCTAGTTCCGGTTACCGTCCAACAATAACTAGCCCAGCCGCCAGATTTGCATAGAAAATCTCCCATTTCTTCAATTAGGGGCATAGTATACCCCATACGAACATGGCATCGCGAAACTGTTAACAGAGAATTATAAACAGCATCAGATATCTCTTTATTACCATACCCTAAAGGATATGTCATGCCGCCGCCCATTAAATCTAAATGTCGCTCTCCGTTATTAGTATAAACCCAATAACCTTCAGTTTTAGTAATGGTATCTCTAGCTGTATTTCTGGTTAAATTTATGCCCATTACTTTGTCAAAATTTCTACGTTATCTGGAGTTTTTATCTTAACATCAGCATGTTTATGATGCAACACAAATTGAGTCTCACTAAACTGATTAAAAATGCCATTCCAAATTGGTCGCCAGTTATTAATCAATCTCATGTTGTTTGTGTCACCGCGATCAGATTGTAAATAGAAATCTGTACAACTTCTTAATGAGAAATCAAATATGGAATCAAATCCATACATGTGAATCTCGGTGCCTTTAAGTTTATTGGCCGAGTAATGAACAGCCATGTGGCCACAATTAAAATCGGTATAGTTTGAAACATAATCCGGTTTGTCAAGGTAAAATTCCTTAATTTGATTAGCCCATTGCAGTCTCATATTAGGATGCATTTCAAGATATTTGTGAGGTCTAAATCCTAGGATCCAATCTCCAGGAACTTGCACACTACCTTCATGCATAGCTCGCATCATTTTAAAATCAACCATGCAAGAGCCATATACATTTTCTACTGCAAAGGGCGGAAGATTGCATGTGATCTTAATGCCCTTCGCGGGTTTATACAAGGCTGAATTATCACCATTTCCAATAACGTGAACAATTCTACTCATTCATCAATTCCTTAATTTTCATTTTACCTTTAGCGCCAGTCCAATGCATAACCTTGATATTCTTAGGAGTAGTCCCATCCAATACATCAAGACGTAATGTATTATATTCATGCGGTAGGTCTGTGATATGTATCATTCTTTTCATATCATCTTTTACCATTTCATGCAAAACTTCTTGGTCACCAACTTTAGGGAATCTGGCTACCTCTGTTGCCCAGAAGCCAAGAATAGATGGGCAACCTTCAAATGCAACAACGCCGCTATTGTGCCATTTTTCTTGTCTTCTATTTGTCCAAGGCTTATCGACGGCCATAGCAATTTTATTTGTTTCAACGTGATCAAAGATATCGCTAATATCTGCTTGAATATGACAATCAGTATCTAGCCAACAAACTTGGTAAGCATTGTTAGAAGCTTTCATCATAGCACTTGGCTTTTTAAACCAACCAATATCGGTAGTTCTATGAGACTTCCTAAGTTCTGGATATAGATCACTTTCCATGCCAAAATCAAAAATCATCAATTTCTCATTTGGCATATGTTTTTTAAAGTTTTCTACAAACCATGGGAGCATCCATTCTGTCTTAGAATCACAACCAGTAATGAATAATCTAGATGATTTCATAAGTCACACCGTAATTATGTTTAGCAGCACATCCATGCTTATTTTGAATTGTAGTAAAAGAGTCAACTGCTTTCACTGGCCAAGGATAGTATTCCTCTAACCAAGGAAAATTAGTCTTATTAATAAAAACATCAGTCGGCATTGCTGTTAGTTGTGCTCTATCCATGAGCATCTTCGCGCCAGAAGGTTTTAGCATATATCCATGAGCACCTGGCAAGTATTGCTTAGATGTAAGAGGACCAACACCAAGCATCATTGGCTGTCTTGCTTTACCATAACTCGGCTCACCTAAGTTCAATAGGTGTTTGAATCCAGCAAATACTGGAATACTATTAACAATAACGGCATCGTGTTCAAGAATTAAAAATGTTTCATTTAGGTTTAAACACTTTTCCCAAAGCAAATAGTGAGAAAGAAATGCTGACAAACAATTCTCATAACGGGAATAAATCTCTTTAAAGCCATCAGTAGGAATATCGAGTGATTCAGCATATTTCACAGGATCATGAGTTTTTGGTGTTACTGCGCTGAACTTTTCAATATCAATGCCAAACTTCTTACCTGATGCAATGCAGCGATCAGCTACTTGAACTGACCGCGGATTGTCTAGAATTGTAATTACATATGATTTCATAGCGATGTTGTTGAGCCGAAGCCTAATACCTTTGTATAATATTCTTTTGTTACGCCAAGAGTAGGAACAAGTTGTCTGCACATAATAGCATCATTTGGCCATAGTCCATATTCATCAACCAGATCCAACATCTTCTTAGCACCACTTGGTTTCATTATGTATGCAGAGTTTCCAGCAATACCTTGGGGAACGTGCTCGTAGTCAATCATCGGAGGTCTTTGGATGTAATCTCTATTTCTATCCACTTCAATAAAGAAATTCATTGCTCTTCTTGTCGCACCTCTAGGATCATTAATACCAATTATATCATACTTTGAATCAAGAATAAACTTATAATTTAAAGTTTTGGTAAAAACTGCGTCATGCTCAAGAATTAGAATCGCTTCATTTTCATTGTAACATTTTTTCCAAAGAGCGTAATGACTGAGGGCACAGGCAATTCTCGCTTTTGGATTTCTTGTGGGATATGGACTTTTAACTAATCCAGAAGTCCAGTCAAGCTCTGCTTCTTCCCACGGATAATTCCATTTGATTTTATATGAATCCATGATGGAATCTAAATTATCATCATATGTAATAGCGGTAAATCTTTTTAACGGAAACGATTGCTTATAAGATTTCCAACTTTGTTGAAGTCTCTTAAATCCATTTTCGGATCCTTCATGACCCCACATTGTAATTGCAAATGCTCTCATGCGCCCTCCGCATTCAGTTTAATAAATTGTTCGTGCTGATGCTTACGGAAGATATAGACATTACCCCCATAGAAATCAATCAGATCATATGTTAAGTCATCTTCAATTTTTAAATTAAAGCCTTCAAGCTTTTGTCCATGAAACTCCATATACATCTCATTGATCCATGACCATAAACCATGAGACCGCATGGCCTCAAGTAACTCATATTCACTGCCTTCAATATCAACCACTAATGTAATATAATCTTCTTCCGTAAAATTGTTTTTTATCCATTTACAGAAATCCATTACCTGAACATCAATATAACTATCTGTGCTTACACTTACTTTTTCTTCAAGCAGTGAACTTGTATTCAAATGATTACCGAGATACATCTTAGCCGTGGCATCTTCTGTACCAGCGGCTGCTGTATATACAGTCACATCTGGATAACGCTTCTTAATGCCAGCTGTCCTTTTGGGATTTGCTTCAAAGGCATATACTTCGTGTGTTTTGTTTTCCGGATTTAGTGCATAATATCCCATGATATCATCACCAGAACCAGCACCTAGATCAATAAAAACTTTTCTCATTTCTTTACATACCAAACATCATCCCAAGCAGTATTATATTTGCCCAGAGTTTCCGAAACGGCTCTTTCAACATCATTCATATTAATATCATGCCCACAAATATAACCACTAGGTTTTACTTTGGGCGCCCAGTTTTGAATATCGCCAAGGACCGATTGATATGTGTGATCTGCATCAATAAAGACGAAATCGAGAGATTCATCCTTGACTTTTTTGGCTGCCTCTGATGTTGTTGTCCTATGGAACATTGACCGATTACCATACTGAACTTGTTTTAAATTAAAATTTAACCAGTATTTTTCTTGCACGCCTTTATATCGATCAACACCAATCATAGTGAGATCGGGGCACATATCAAGTAAATGGAAATGTGTTACACCTTCGTGTACACCAAGTTCGGCACCAAGAGTAAAGTTGTTATCTTTAACTAATTTTTCAAGCCATAATTTTCTATGATTTTTAGGATGTTGTGTCATTGTGTCCAATAATTTCTAGTAGCTCCAGATTCAAATGAGAAACCCCAACGTTCAATGTCAAGTCTGAACCAGTCCGCTACTTTTTTCTTTTGTTCTTCAGTATAATACTCGGTATAATGTCTTTTGTATACACCAACGTTTTCTTTCTCAAGTTTAATTTCTTTATCAAAATAGTCATTCAAATCATCTTGTATATTTTCATATCGCAAAATGTCACATTTTACTTTATCACCAAATGATACCCAATCAATCTGAGTTCCCCATTGGTCGTATGGGTGTTGCCAGTAATATGAAGAATTTATTCTAAATGAATCCATTCTATTTAAATATTCTTCCCAAGATATCTTTTCTTGTCCATACCAAGTCTTATTTACTCTCGGATAAATCGCGTCAGCATAGTTATATAGTGAAACCAGTCTTGACCATGGATTTCTAACAACAGCAAAAAATCTATCGAACCTGTCTATTTTGTTTCGATCAAGATAGCTGTATGGAATATGCTTATGTTGAATAGATGTGGGAATCATAGTGTATGGGCTGTGTACCGACATTTTTTCAACAGAAATTAATTTTTCAGTCATATAACGTGGAGATGTGGCAACGCTGGGACAAGAGGCAGAAATACTCGTCCCAGCGTTTTTAGGAATATGAATGAATAAAGTTCTAGTTGACACGTTGCATAAGCTCTTCTACATTCTCGCCACGATTTGGTAGCTTATCTTTTAAAAAGAAATGCACGAAGTGAGCTTCTTTTATCTTGTGATCTGGAATCGCCGTATAGAGTGCATTCCATTTCCAGTCCAAATCTTTACACTTCATACCAGATTCTTTGACAAACACATTAAGCAAAGTCTGATCAGTTGACCACTTCCATGCACCTTGCCCATCAATGAATGGCTTAAATTCTGGTCTGCGGAGAAACTGCATAGGAGTCTGATCATTCAGATATTTTGAGAATGATTTATTCATCACCATCATTCCCATATTATAGAAGTTAGCTCCAGTATTTTCATTCCAATCAAACAGCTTGTTTAATGGATTCATACCATACTGCATTCTAGTATAGCCTTTAATCTTATTTGCATATTGAGGCGTAATAGGCATACTACGTTCAATCACAGCGCCAAAATCAGCGTCAACAACATCATCAAAGATATTAGGAGCAGTATCCCGAATGTAAATATCAGCGTCAATAATAGAAATCTGATCATAAGATTTAAAATAGGCAAATGCATTCTCTTTCTCATAGATAGGCAAAAAACCACCATGCTTCTCATATGACTCTTTGCTTCTATTTGTTGCAAATGGATCTGGTGCAATCATAAGAATTGGCGTTCTTTGAACCACATGATCTGCGCCAATGCGCTTTGCATATGCAGCAACGCTTGCAACACAATGATCATATAGTTTGGATCTCTTACCCAAATACACCTGATAAATTAACTTTTTCATTTTGCATTTCTCAAAATAGTTTCTGCAATATCCATTGCTTCTTCCCAACCAGACTTAAAGCGATTGTTTTTGTGACTATGTTCAACAAAAGATTTCAGACCTTGAATAGAACTGTCAATGTCTGTGTTTAGGTGCCGAGCAAGTTCTTCCCACTCGCTTCGCAAGTTCAAAATATCAAAGAATCCCAATTCACTCTCCTGTTGCATATTCGTAAACCTCTTTCCAGTTTTTCATAAGAGGAATATCATCATAATGCATGTTAAATCCGTGTTCGATGAGAACGGAGTCTAGACCAAGATCAACACCAAGTTCGGCATTCTCTATTTTGTCTTCAACCCAAAGATCATATGAATTTGCATAAGGCTCAAGAGCTTCATCTTTATCAGCACCAGTATCACAGTATGTGAATTTCTCAAACACGCCTTCACCAAACAATTTGATAAGATTCTGTTCACGTAGAATTTGTGCATTACGATCAAGTGAAAGTGAAGTGATTACGTGAAAGATAGCGCCATGCTCTTCATGGAGCTTACGCACATAATGAATAGCGTCACGCAAAGGTGGAAGAAAGCCAATAGCAGCGGATTCATTGAACATACGAACATATTGACGTTTCTTCTTTTTAGAAATACCGAAACGTTCTCCAATGTCGTATGTGTTTTCTTTTCCATCAATTGGAAAGTGACCGTGTTGTTCCATCCACACAGTGAATGCATATTCCCAGTTAAGCAACACACCGTCTACGTCAGTTAAAATTCTCATTATATTTCCAATCATTTCTTTCAATAACAATATACACCAAACAGTGATGAGTGTCAAGGTTTATTTTTGATATGCAGTCACTTTTCTTATACTTCTACCTGTATGCCAGTATATCCAGCTGTGCATACAATGATCATTGTCCCAGAAAACAAGAAAGTCAATCAACCATACAATATTTGGCTTTTCTATTTTTTTCCAACCATAGTTACGTGCAGAGAATGTCTGATTAGAAGGTCCGCCGAGAATAACATTAAGTAATACTGATAGTGCGATACATACTCGCTCAATATACTTAGGCGCTTTCCTCTTGATCCTCTTCAATACGTAAATCAATGATATCTGACGGATGTAATCTAAACGAAATATCTTCTTCAACATAACGAATTCTAATATCCTTTTTTAATGAATTGTTTTTGTGTCTGCCGTCTTTTTTATTACGAGGATCATGTCTTGTGAACTTAGCCATAATTTTTCCTGTTAAATTTTTTGTTTTGTTCCGCGAGTATAGCTCCATGGAACATCAAAGTCAAAGTTTTTTACTGGCTCATAAAAGCTTTTAACTAATCTATCATATGGAAGTGTCATAAGATGAATTTTCATAACCATACGCTCATCAGGCGCATCATTGACAACACCGTGATATTGATTCACATTCAAAAGAATTGGGCTAGTATAGTGATGCCGATCCAAATGCTTGCCTGCTTTATGAGGATCATTAACATCATCTTCATATAGATCAATCTTGCATGTTCCGCGCAAAGGAACATTGATAGAGCAGCAAGCTCTTACAAATGATGCAGTGTGTGGCGGCAATACGTTTTCTGGCGCCATGCGAATAAAATCAAACTTTAGAATATGTTTAAACTCATTGAAATCGACCTGTGATCCCATATCCTTAAAAAGTTCGCCTGTCCAGTTGGCTAGCCACTTGAAATGATCATATTGCTTAGGGATACCATAATCAACATGGTATGTTCGCAGTGCAGCATCACCACCATTCACATCATCATAATAATCATTATCAATCTCAGCGGTAAAGAAATCGTCTAATTCCTTTCCTTTAACGCTTACATCATAGTCAACTTCATATAGTCTGTTTGGATTTTCGTATTTAAACATATCCTAATTCCTTCAATTCTGTATAAACATCTTCTGCAAATGGGCTTTTAAATTCTTTAGAAACAACACCATTCTCCATTAAAACTGCATATCGACTTGATCTTATGCCCAGTCCGTATTCTGTCAGGTCTTCACTCTTGCCCATATGCTCGGTAAACTTACCAAAAGGATCTGCTACAAAGTCAATTTGCGGATGACCGTGAAATGTTCCCCATGCGCTCATAACAAATGCGTCATTCACTGAAACAAAAATGATCTTATCAACATCCAGAGCATTAACAACATCAACATAACCTGGTAGGTGTCTATTTGTGCAGCCGTTTGTGAAAGCGCCTGGAATTCCACATACGACTACACGCCCTTGTGGAATTTCATAGTCAATCATTTTTCCGTCTTTAATAATATAAAGCATTACTCAGATTCCTCTTTAGATTCTGGTTTAAATTCATCTCTCCACTCATGTTGATTTGTTTCATAATCCCAATAAAAATATTTATCAAAGCTTTCTTTGCCCGGTTCCCAACCAAATGGCTTTCGACTTTCATATGTTTTCTTTGCGACCATAAGAGTTGTTCTAGACCCTTTTGTAAGAGGACTAACACCGTGTAGTGTATATTCGTGGTGCGTTCCACCCCATCCGGGAATGTCCATATCAAAAACTTCTAGTCTATGTTTTTTTACGGTAACTTTATCTGCCATCATATCATCGCCATAAACAAATTTAGCGCCTTCAAAGTCATTGTTTTCTATCAGTATGTTGTTGATATACCAAAGACCGTCCCTTTCTGCTTCTGGCGACCACCATTCCAATTCCTCATCACAATGCATAATGCTCATATGACCGACGCCATACCACTTAATCCATATGTATGTAATTTCATCATTATATGGATACGTAACACTTTTCAAATATTCATATAACTCTGGATATTCTTTTTTCCATTTTTCTGGACTCGGTTGATCTTTGAAAGAACCAGTGGGATTAAGTGCGCGCTTTACAGATTTGTATTCAGCATTTTTACTAATTTCCTGAAGTTGTTTTAAGTACTTTTCATCTTTTATAAAATGAACAGGTTTAAAAAGATGTTCATGTCTATCATTTAAATAATCATAACCTAGCTGTATTTTATCCTCTTCGGTGTATTCTTCACCTTTAAATATACCTTTTTTCATTTGATTCCCAACATTTCTTTCGTCATTATATATTCACGAACAAAATCAGAACGGACAATGTCCTTCCAGGTAAATTCAGTTATTTCAAATTTAGCCATGTCTTCTACAATACGCATAAATTTAAGAATACCATTCTTTTCATCTTTATCGACAAAATCAGATTGATAATAATCACCACACATAATCATGCGACAGTTGTTGCCAACACGAGTTGCCACTGTATCAAGTTCATGAAAGTTTAAGTTCTGCATTTCATCTACCATAATAATAGCATTGTGATATGAAGTGCCTCTTAGAAATGATGTAGGTTCAAATACAACACGACCTGCTTGCTCTAGTTTAGACCAAGCTTCTTTATTTGAAAAGATTTCTGTCATCAATTGCTGATATGGCTTTTTATATGGATCAAGCTTTTCTTCCATACCAGGCAAGAAACCAATATCACGTGAAGGAACAATTGAACGAACAATAACGAGTTGCTCATATGGGGTTTCTTTGTCTAGAATTTGTTCCATTGCAAAATGAATGCCCATAAACGTCTTACCAGTCCCAGCAGAACCAGACAGAACAAGATGATTGGCACTATGCTCCCAATCGTCCTTTGCTTTACGTTGATTATCGGTGAGAGGATTAAATTGCGAGAGATTCTGCAACTTGATAGCATTCGATGAATATGATCTGTTTTCAGACATTTATGGTGTTACCCTTTCCCGATCCCTTTTTCACTTTGTTTTTTAGTAGGTCTTTGAACCCGTCCGGGACTTTTAGATCGCTGTTTCCCATCCGACTGCTTACTATCTTTGGAGCTGACATTACTTGATTTAGCTCTGGGCTTTCTTTTAGCTTTTGGTTTAGCTCCTCCCAGCTGCAGGTCACGTCCCAGCGCTCCTTCGTTGCTTTGTTTTCTAGCGTGTATACGGGCATGTTGATCTTTCCATTTTTGCCATTCTATATCGACATTGTATCTATACATTATGTTCCACTGTTTGGATAGTGTAGACCATAATTGTATGTATTTTGTTTTTCCTGATTCTATCTGAACTAAGCGAAGCTTTGTGCCTTCCTTGCCAAATTCAAGCGACTCCAACGTAATCAGATTTTGTTGAAAAAAGTTCTGATTCTGCTTTGTATCCCCAACCTTTTTCACTTTTTTCTTTGATGTATTTTTCAATGTCTTTATTCTTTTCAATTATGGCATCAAATACTTGGTGCTCAAGCCAAAAGGCTTCTATTTCCCAAGGTCGGTCGTTGTATTTTGTATCATCAATGGAATATCGTTGTCCATCAAATCTGGCTGTGTCGCCATCAGAAAAATAATACAACCTACGAGTAGCAAACTGAGCAAGGTGAACGAGTTCATGTGATAATGTCTCCATTAGTTTTTCGAATGATTTAATGCCAGAATAGTTCAGGCGCAGTTCGAATATTTTAGGTGATCGGTCCTCATCTTCTGGACCAACATCACCCCATACCATATTCTTATAAATCAAATCCTTGACGATGTGAATATCTATAATCATAGTTTTCTTAAGTCTTTTAGACATGAGAAAATCAAGTGCTGAATCTACTGCGCTATATACAATAGACTGTTGCAAAGACGAAAGCTTATGACCAAGAAAATTAACTTCCATTTTTTACCTTTTGGATAACAGCTTCAGCAATGGGATACGTTTTCATTTTTTCAATTTCTAGTTCTAAATCTTCATAGCCCATAATATGTATTAGAGTCACTGCCATTTGACGTTTTTGTTCAGGCCACGTTTTTGACAAAGATTTGAATTCATCATATGTACCAACATTCCAAATAATGTCACACATGTCTGCTTGTTCTTTTGTGAGATTATCTAATTGCATTATGCAGCTTTTCTTTCGAACCATGTAGGTACATCACGTTTTGTCCAAGTCATAGAGAACCGATCTTGCTTTGTCTGATAGAATGAACGATATGAGCCAACTGGATCACTATCATTAATACATTCTGGTGCTGCACCCATAGCAAGCTTAAATGGTGTTTGATGAACGTTAGGAATATTCTTTGGTGGTGTTCGAAGAATCTGTCCAAGATCATTAAAAGATTTGTGCGTTTTACCGTAGCGATACATAAATTCTTGATGAAGTGCAACAAAGTGTGTGTAATGCCACATATAGTTAGCTACTGATTCCATAGTCCATACAGTGCATGGATGTCCGACGTGAACTGCCTTATATATAATGTCATCATGATGATCTAACTGCCAGTGTTTTACCATAGTTTTGCCAGACTTAGAAGGAATCTTTGACTCTTTACCATCTAATACACGGTGTGCAGTAGAAAGCATTTGTGCTGACTCTAAAATCATTTTGACAATATGTTTGTCGCATTGAAGTTGCGCAGCAATGTTAGGATTTGTGTCGAGAATAAAGATGTTCATAGTGTATACCTACCCTGCATAAAGATGTTATCTTATTATAACAACATTTTCTGAGTTGTCAAGCCTCTAAAGACTGTGAGTCGCAATAAATTTTGCTTCTTCAATAATGGATTCTTTTGAGCTGGAGCTGAAGTGAAAATGTCCAATGCACATTAAGTCCATAATTTTTTGAGCAGTCTCAGAACAAACATTAAGCTCTTCGGCAATCATATTGATATATAGCATGTTGTATCTCCTTCTTACATAAAACAATTAACACATAGAAATTACGTTGTCAATAAAAAAAGATCAGAAACATTGCTGAATCTGATCTTTTTTTTATAATACATCTCTTTGGAAGATAATTTCTTCAATTTCTTCTAGAGTCTCTCTGCATGTAGCTAAAATTGGAGATTCTGATGCGAGAATCAGTTCCTTAGCTGCGAATATTTGATCGTAACGGTCAAGACCTTGAGGAATTTGGTTGGCGATTGTTTGAGTGAACGTGATATTTGTCATAGTGTATCTCCTTCTTATGTACAACAATTAACACATACAAATTACGTTGTCAATAAAAAAAGATCAGAAACATTGCTGAATCTGATCTTCTTTTTTGTGTTTTATATTTTTATGCAGCTATTAGGAGCGTTTCTTCTATTTCAGCAATTTGGTCGTCTAGATAAGCTTTCTTATTTAATACTTTATACATTCTATCTGTTCTTCCTTGTTTTCTATATCTCTCCGCTGCCCATCCGAGATTTCGTGAATCTTTCTTTAAGCGGTCGATTGTTGCTGAAACCATACGTTTGTCTCCAAATAAAAAAAGTGTGATCGCCGAAACGAACACACTTCTGATTAAGGTTTAAAGTTAACGTCTAAACTATAATAAGCCAGGGAATGCCTCCTGCGCTAGTTTTACAGTTAGACCTTTTACTGGTGGCTTTTTGTTAATCATTTTGCACACCAATTCTGCGTCCTTGGGATGGATGGACTCAACAATCCCAAGAAAAATCTTTTCACGCTTGATAGCAGGCATATTATCGCCTTTGCCACCTTTAGCACAATATAAGAAGTCTTTATGTTTCTTTAGTAGGGTTGTGGGTGCGTTATGTTCATCACACGCAGTATATGGAACATCACCTTTTGGCAACAGCCATACAATACGAGGATCTAACGAACCTTGAATAATGTCACGCAGCGCCTGACTATTATTATCTTGTAGAATTTTAATCTTTTCATTACGAGTTTGAGCTTTGGTAAATTTCTCCAAAACTTCATATACCATTAGTGCCATTAAATAAATTCTCCCACACTGTCTAATAGAAGCCGACATTTCTTAGCAATAAGATAGTTAAAGACTTTACTCTTATTCTTGCTAGGATCTTGGCTTACAAATGTATTTATAATTTCTTGTTTTACAGAATCAGGACATTCTGATTCTTCTGTTAAATCAATCATCTTTTTATTACGAAGATAATTGCGGTAAACTTCTTCACCAAGCGCTCTTGGGTCTTCCATGAGCGCTGCTTTCTTCTTTGCAGATAGTGGCGTTTGACGGCGACCTTCCACAAACACTTTATCGTCCGACAATACGTTTGGCACACCGTCACCTGCGTCACCAGTAAGGAAGTGCTCCATTTGATATAGGCGAGGGTTTTGCTCTTTAACCGCTTTCTTTTGAGTGTTTGACCACTGGGAAACGTTGTCATACTTCTGGAGTTGCTTGAAGTCCTTATCTGCAGAAATAATCATAACCTCTTCATAGTTACCAAATTCTTGTGTCCACTTTACAATCTCTGCGATTGTATCATCGGCTTCACAGCCCCACTGACGGATCACTTTGTATGGAAAGTTATCACGAATTTCATCAATAACCATACCAATATTCTTGAACGCAATGTCCCAATCAATCTTTGATTCTTCTCGGTTGTCCTTACGCTTACCTTTGTATTCTGGATAAGCTTCTTTGCGCCAGTTACCACCACCATCAGCGACGATAACGACTTCACCATACCGTTTACCATATTTGACACGATACATACGGATGGTATTAAGGATCATGTGTCGAATAAGGTTTTCATCATCCCATCGTGTCGCGCCCATAGCAATAGGCGCAATAGAAATGCCTGAGTAATCAATTAAAATCATAGTCTAACCTTTTTGTTCTGATTTATATAGTATAGCAAAAAAAGCAGGGCGTGTAAACCCTGCTTGCTGTCTTATACTGTTTGAATGATATATGCGGGCTTACTTGCATCCATCAGAAGTTCTGCGGGAATTTTGTTTCCAGTGCAAACATAAGGAGCGTCAAATTTACCGATGTTAATGTCGATATAGTGACTACGGTGGAAGTAATCAGTCATAATATCGCTTTCGTCAAAGAAATCTGGTCCTTTCATCGCGGCAGCAAGCTCATTCAAAAAGTCGCGTTGAATTCCATCGTAGTGACGATCAATCCAAGCTTCATTTACTTGAAGATAATCACGCTGATATTCACCAGCATTCATATATTCGCTAAAGTCGATCTGACCGCTTTTGATTGTGACAACAAGGGACGAATGATGGCGAACTGAAATAGTGCCTTTCATATCATATTTTTTCAGAACTGCTTTGATTGCAGGAGCGAGTTTCTTTTTGTCGTCTTGTGATACATAACCCATAATCAAGTCTCTCTTTGTTTCTGTCTATACAATATTAATATCAGATGATTCGAAGCTAGTCAAGTGTTATTTTGAAATTAATCAAATAATTTAGATAAGTTCATCTGCAAAGAAGTAAATCTCTTTAAACCCAAAGGTATCAACCATAAAGTATCTATTGCCTTTCTGGAAAATATCACCTACAGATGATGAGTAGACAGCATCACTGAATTTTTTTGTAATCTGCGGCATATTCCACAAGTTTGTAGCTTCAAATGCAACTTCAAGATCATCAGTGTCTACCGAGACTGTTTCTGTGTAGAATTTAAAATTTTCAGTCTTAAAGTTATCGGCGCGAAATTCAACACTCATTTTTGCTTCAAAAGCAGGAACTACTGTTCCGTGATTTACTGCAGCAATTTGATCTTCAGTGAGTTTGATTTGGTGAATGATGATCATTGTGTGTCTCTCTTGTTATTGATTACATATACACACTACCACAACCAAATATCAATGTCAACAACTTTTTTAAATTATTTTGTTTCCTGCATCGCAGTGTTTTTGCCGCATGTTATGCGACATTGCGTTGGCCCAATATTGTTTTTTAAATTTCTATAAAAGTTTTGCCAGACCTCAGACTCTATTATATCATCAATAGAGTCAACGTTGTCTAATTTAAATCTTTCGTCCACAAGAAATGCTGCATCACTCTCAAAAAGATTTGGTGTGTCCATATAACAACAAGGTAGTATATATCCCCTAGATGTGTTTCCAAATTCACCAGCGGGCATTATGGATCCATTAGATGTGTTTTGATGTTTCTGTAGACATTTTGGATATAGTCTGTTCATCTTATTACATAGTTCTCTCTATTAATAGGTCTCAGTTCATCTTCCCCATCGTTGTATGTGCCAGACTTCACAAAATAAAATTCTATTTGATGTTTCTCTGCAAGTCTCTTTGCCTCTTCCATTGTATTTTCATTATATCTAAAGATGATGTGTTTCCAGATTGTATTTAATCCCATCTCTTTACACAATAACATAGTCTCAAATAATTTCTTGCCATTCTGATTTTTTCTGTATATGTGACTATCTTCTGGCAGTCCATCAATTCCAAAAATCCATTTTGCATCTGGGTTTGCCGCAAAAGCTTCTTTATACCAAGCTAAAGATTTTCCTGTCGCTGCATGATGGACTTTGCATATAACATTTTTTTCATAGCACATTTTTAAGAATGATATAAAATTTGGATTAAAAACAGGATCAGATATATTTCCACAAAATCTAACAACTTTGAACTTTGCAATTATTTTCTTAAATTCTGATATTGTCATATCATGCCCAGGAACTTTGAGCCCCAGGTCTTTATAATATTGTCTCGTACATTTAGGGCACTCTAACGTGCATCTATATGTGATATCTAAGTTTATTTCTAACATATCATTTCAGACTCTTTACATGACTTCTGTGAATCTTGCAGTTAATGATGCCATTATAGTAGTTATCATCTAATAGAACATTTCTATCAAATTGCTCTTTGGCTTCAAGATAGCCAAGCTCGCCCTTTGACTTTCCGAAATGCAAAATTTCACGGTGGAAGCAATCTTCCCCGTGTTCAACCAGTAGCTGTTTTACTAGATCACTTGAGCCGTAGTATTTCATCCAGTCGGATTCGACAACGGATCGTCTCTTTCTAGTCTTGCCTTTCAGTGGGGGCAAAGTCTTTTTAGACCAGAATTGTTTTTTACCCACATACATTTTTGAGTTGGTTTTGTCTGTAATAACATAGACAAATCCAACCCATTGTTTTAATTCTTCTTCAAGAGGCTTAAACGCTTCGCCTTTATAGTACCACATAATTTTTTATAAACCTTACATAAGAGTGTTTTATGTTATATTTATGTTAAATTACGTAGAACATCCTCGAATGATGATTTGAATGATACACTCAGCAAAACTCTTTCTGTTTCTGCAAAATTTGCAAATCCGTGTGTCGCCTTTGTGTTTAGTAGACAAGACTCTCTCACATTGTAATAGTCGTATTTTTCTGGCTCATACAAATATCTTTTTGATTCTGGATTGACTATTTCGTTAGGGTGAAATGGTCGTTCTGTGCATTCAACATCATATTTTGCAGTAAAACAAAAACTGTCATTAGGATCAACGGATATTGGTATGTTTAAAGCACAGCCACGATTACTATCGATGTGAACTGGACCTAAGCCCGCGCGAGGTAAACTTCTTAGATATACTATAGAAAACTGTTTTATAGAAAACTTTACATATTTTTGAAGTGGGTGATCTTTTCCGATTACAATGTAATCTTGATATTCATCCAATCTAAAGAACTTAAATCTTGATTCATCATTCAAACATTCTTTGTCAAGTTCCCAATAATATTTTGCTGCATCAATTATTTCTTTTGGAAAGTCTTTTAGTATTTCAAAATTCTTCTTCATCATCTCCATCCAAGAAAGCGTGGCCAGATTCTTGCCCACACATAGAACAAAACAATGGTTCTTCTCTTTCGTTAATTACCACGACTCGGGTCTCCGAGCCGCAGTAATCACATTCGCAAATATATTCTGCTATTTTCAATTTATGCCTCACAACTAACGCAGGTCATGATATCTCTCACAAGTTCTTGTGCGGGATTTGATGACCGCTGGTAATAAAATGTCTTCACGCCCATTCGCCACCCTTCAATAATCAATGCATTCACATCTTTAGTAGATGCTGATGGCGGAATCATAAGATTAAGCGATTGTGCTTGATCTATATATGTCTGCCTTGCCGCTGCTTGTTGCACTACGTTAATAGGGCTAATTTCAGAAAATGTCTTAAATACATCCTTTTCGTTCTGTGTTAAGAATTCCAGATGCTGAACAGAACCTTTCTTCATCAAAATACTATCCCAAGTCGCATCATCATTTCTACCATGATTTTCTAGTATTTTTGTAAGATGATGATTCTTAAATGTGAAAGATCCTTTAGCGAGGTCTTTTACAAAGTAGTTTGAGGCGAGTGGTTCAATAGAAGGCGATACTTGTCCCAGAATAAATGAAGATGATGTTGTCGGCGCAATAGCACAGCGAGTAAGATTGCGAACACCATAACCAACAAGACCCTCTGGGCATCCATACTCTTCTGCCATTTCTTTAGAAGCTTCGAGTGACTTATCATCAATATATTTACTGATTTCTTCTGTAAGCTCAAGAGCCTGAAATGATTCGAAAGGAATCATTTTCTTCTGTAGAAGTGTATGCCAGCCAAGTTGACCGATACCAAGTGCTCTCCAAGTCTTAGCAAAGAGATTTGCAGACTCCATAAACTTAAGACCATCTGTCTTACGGATGTATTCTTCCATAACAGCATCAAGGAAATATGTCAGCGTTTCAACTGCATCTGTGTATTTCCATTTATCCCAAGTTGCAAGATTCATGGATGATAGATTACAAACAAATGACCATTCGTCACTTGAAGGCAAACAAATTTCAGAGCATAGATTAGATGCCCAGATGGGAATGTTTTTATCTTTAAGAACTTGTGGTTTGTTATCGTTAACAGTATCAGAGAAAAACAGATAAGGATATCCAGTTTCTTTACGCTTACGCAAAACACGCGCCCAGACTTCTCGCTTATCGGCATCACCATCAATCATTTCTTGCATCCAGTAATCTGGAATAGTAACACCAAGAGAAAGATTTTGAATGTGTGCTCCAGGTTCACGAATTTCTAGGAATTCCATGATATCAGGGTTATCAATGTTAAGATAACCAGCAAAAGCCCCACGGCGAGTGGTACCTTGAGAAATAACGTCAGTGCCAACATCAAACATGCGTAGGTAATGAACTGCTCCATCGGCCTTTCCACCTCCTTTAATCTTACTTCCACGAGGTCGAATATCGCCGAAGTAGCCTGATGTTCCCGATCCTAGTTTTGTTTGAACACCAACTTCTGCAGTCTTTTGTAGAATTGCCTCAATTGAGTCTTCTACATAAACACCATTGCACGAGATAGGAAGTCCAGTTTCTTCGCCAAAGTTTGACCATACAGGAGATGAGAGACTATAGAAGCCTCGGCTCATATAATCATAGAACTTGTTAGCGAAACCTGGATAGTCCAGAATTTCCTCTGCCGCTTCTGCAATTCTGCGAACACGGTCTTCTGGAGTCACACCTGGTTGTAAATACCCACGACTGAGGAATGTGCGTGAGTCATCGTTTAGCCATTTAAATGCCATTAATAGTTTCCTTAAAATAAATCGTCTGCTGATACGCCTTGACCACGGGCATAGTCTACTGGTCTGCCATTGAAAAAGTCAACCATGTTGGTTCCATATAAACCCTCATCAAACCACTTGGTTTCCTTAGTCAAATTAGTGTCATATGATAGCTCAGTTGCAAAACCAATTTGATCCATTGACTCTACCATACGCTTTTTAATAAATTCAATTAGAATGTCTGCATTCATTCCTTTAACTTCATAGTCGCCAATAATCCAACGAATGACTTCTGATTCGCAACGGATTGACTCTTCACATTCATGTGCAATACGCGCTTCCAGCTCGGCGTCAAACAACTCTGGATATTCTTCACGGAGTGTATTGATAAGCTTGATACCAACCTGAGCGTGAAGCATTTCTTCATTACGTGTGTATTTAACTTGTTGTGCAGTGTCTTTTAGAATTGCTTTGTTCTTATTCATATGCAGGATGATGTAGAACTGGCTGAAAAGAGATACGTTTTCTACAAACAAGGTGAATAGAATGATTGAATAGATATATTGCTTGCGGTCATCAGCATACACTTTTTTAAGATGTTTGCGAAGATAATCAACACGACCAGCAACAACTGGATCTTTCAAGTTTTCTTCAAAAATATCATTCAACTGTAGAACGTCAAGGAGCTTTTCATATGCCATATTGTGAATGACTTCTGAGTTGCCCATAGCATAACCAAGATCACGGAGAGACGGATGTGGTAGATTGTCGCCTAGGTTTGACCAGAATGTTTTAACAGCAACTTCGATTTGTCCGATAGCAGATAGGGTGCGAACAAGAATTTGTCTCTCTTGTGGGGTCATATCACTCTTAAACTGACTATAATCAGATGTGAAGTTAAACTCTTCTGGCGTCCAGAATCCAGCCCAGATCGCCTCAATGAAGTCTTTAGTCCAAGGATATAAGTCTGGTTTTCTGGAAATTTGTTCTTGAAATAGCATTCGATTCTCCGTATGAGACGACCAGAAATTTATCACAGAAACGTATGCTTCTGCGTCGGTCGCTTTGTGTTGATGTGATTTTCTCTATTGGTGATATTATATATAAAAATCAAAAGCTTGTAAAGACTATATTTCGTCTATTTACACAATTATTTTACAATATAGAGTAATTATTTTTCTGGTTCGCCAGTAATAGCTTTTTCATAGTAAGCAATGATTTCTCTTTGCTGAAGAATATATCTTCTAAGCTCACCCACGCCGATAGAAAGATTTTCGTAACCCTTGGGAGTCATAGCCATAAATGTGACAGAACCGCCATGTTCTTTAATTTTTTCCATAGCTTCGTCAAAGTTTTCTTCAGACACGACAAACCACTCAGTGTCAGGAAAATCAACTGGCTTTGGGCGTTCTTGAATAGGGATATTTTGCTTTGTGTATTTTGTTTGCGTTACGATCTTTTCGTCAATAGACACAGCACCGCAACTACTCAGAATCAGTGTTGCTGGAACTATCCACAGTAGATGTTTCATTCATCAATTCCTCTCTAAGTCTATCAACGGCACGATTGATTCTCTCTGCCATTTTGTCTGGTTCAGCTTGAGCTTCACGAACAATATCAATTTGACTAAAACGTTTACGAAGTCCGTCAAGTTTACCTTCAGCTTTCTGAAGAGCAGAAGATAACTCTTTATTAAGTTCTTCATTTCGAGCTTGGTTCGCTTCCATTTGATCAATAGTATCTTGTAGTGTTTCTGCAGCAATAACAAGCTTTGTGTTGTTTTCTCTCAATAATGCAATAGTTGCCTGAGTGCTAGTATAGTATGCGTATGCACCGTAACCTATACCACCAAATACTGCCAATACTGCTAGAAAAATATAAACCTTAAGCATTATTTTTCTTCCATATACTTTCTAAATCTTTTTAGAACAACTGGCGACTTGTCTTTTCTGCGGCGTCTGTCAGTGACATTGTGTGCTTTGAAACGAGGTCCCATGTCTTTTGTATCCTGTGGAATGCCTGCAGATGCCGTAGTCATACCAAGCTCTTCTTTTACCGGACGTTGACTTTTGATCCAGCCAGTCGCTGCTTTTGATGCTGGCTTTGTTTTTGACCAAGCAGATATAGCTTTGTATGTTGACATAACAGCGCCCTCAAAGTTTGAGCCTTCTGAGTTATCAACAATAAACATTTTTTGACGGAAATAGTTTTGAAACTTACCCAAGTTCTTTTGAACGTCTTTCCACATCTTTGATACAGTAGCATCTGGTAGTGAACGGGCGCGCATCTGGTTGCGTTTGAGTGCAGTGTCTTCATCCGTGTTAACGAAAATCATAGCGACTTCATAACCTAGACGTTTGAGTTCTTCTGCTTGCTTTGTGATTTTTCCGTAGTCTTTGCCCGTGCCATCAATGACAAGACCGAGGCGACCATTCAAATAACCTTGCTGTCTATTCTTTGTAAGAGCTTTTGCTTTGTTACGAATCTCTTGACCTTTTGGAGAGTAGATATTCTCTGGAGTCATATCCATATTTGCGTTTTTAAGACCACGCTCAAATGCGTCATCAGAGTTAACTACTTTAAATCCAAGTGCAGTGAGCGCTGTTTTGCCCACGACAAAAGACTTACCAGAACCTGGACCACCAGCAAGAAATACTGCTTTAAAGATTGCTGGATCATTCACACCCTCATCAAGTGTGACTTGCTCAACGGGATATGTTTTGTCGGGTGTTGTGAAGTTTTTCTTACGCATAATAGTCTTTGCCACCAAATCTATTTCTTTGTTCTTTGCATCGTATTTGATTACGAATGGGATGTTAATGTCTGATTCAAGGTCTTTCATAACAGCTTCCGAGCCAGGAGGCAACTTTGAAATCGGCTTTCCGTATTTCACATATTCTTTTTTAAACAAAAGAGCGATTTCTTTTGGTGTGATTTGCTCTTTGTTACGTGCATCGTTTACACGGTCAAAGAAGTGTTTAGTGAAGTTAATATCAATACCAAGACGGGCAAATGCTTTGTCTAGAATTTTTTCTAGTGAACTTAACTGCGCTTGTGTCATTTTGCTTTCAGTCAAACAATCATTACAAAACGCAGAACCATATTCTACACAATCTTTACACTCTGGTTTCATCTAACAATCTCCGATGAAGTGATATACACTTTTTTATTTGTTCTTATATGTGTTGCTTCATATATATTTATACCAAATATGTCGCCAACTGGCAATGCGTCTTCTGATACTTTTACTTTAGAGCCTTTTGCAACCATTACGTCTACATTATCAATGATCTTTTCATTCTTTAAAATATAGACGCCAGGTGATAGCTGTGAATTTTCTAGAACAAACCACTGATTTTCTTCTGCGAGTAAGTCAGTCGAATCTATTCCAATATCAGCAAGACCTTTAAGAATCTTTTTCTCCGATACGCTATAGTTTTCTTTAATAAGATATAGAGCGGCTGCGTATGATGCAACGCGACTACTACCACCAGGAGCTTTTGCCATAAGTCGTTTTACATTAAATACAAGTCTGTGAAAAGGCGTGTAGAAGTTCTTATATGCTTCACGCTCTTCCATAGTATTTGTATTAAAGTCTTTGTTACGTTTGCCATCAGCATCAATAATACCAAACTCAAAGGCCTTTGTCTTATCAAATGGTGTTGTGAGTAGTGTCAAAAATCTAAATGTATAGACTAGATCACCAGCGCGTTTAATAATACCCATTATATTCTCTTTAACTTATCTACAATGTTTGGATCTGATTTGATATCAGCTAATTGGTTTTTTCTTAGGTAGTTTAGAAACTCAAGAAATGGCTTAACTATTTTCCATTGCTCTGCATTTAGCTTTAGCCCTAGTATTCTAATAGCTCCATAATTACCAAATGCATTAAAAATGATAATCAAATGATTCAATATCAAGCGCTCGGAGAGTGCATCTGTCTCCAGATATCTATTCACAAGACGCTTGATATATTTAAATCTTTTCAAATCATCATAAAACTCTTCTGGATCAATCTTACCGAGAGGAGAATAGTAATGTTTTACTGCAAACTTTACTAAATCTTCCTCTAGCAAATCATCATAATCATTCATATGTGTTATCTTTTTACTAACTGAGAAACTTGCTTTAATAGTTTAGGTTTAGATAATCTGCGGTCAAGCTCTACGTCAAGATTTTCTCTTGCAAACTTTTCAAGTTCTTTTTTACTCATATCTTCAATCTCACCAGGAATATCACTTGTAGTATCTATGATTATTTCTTCGTCTTCAACTACTTCAGTAATCTCAATAGTAATTGGAGATGTAACAACTGTAATACCATTAAACTCATCAATTTGAGCTTGGGTGTGACGAGTTGACTTGAGAAGTTCATTCGTCTTAGGATTATGCCATCCCTTCAATGAAGGAACAGCGTCTTTTTGGAATGCTGGAGGAGTAATAGCCATTATTATTTTCCTGCTTTTGGTGGAGTTTTGTCGCCTTGTGCGTTATCATTAGAACGCATAGCTGCTTTTTTCGACATTGCTTTAAACGTTTTGAAGTTAATGTTGTTTACCGCTTCTGCATCTGTTGCTGGATTCATCGGTGTAGTTCTATCTAGTTCTTTTTTTGCAGAAGGAGAAAGACCTTCACCTGCAGGAGAACCGTTGTTCGTGTTGCCATGATCTTTAGCTTCTTCGACTGTTTCTTTCAAAGGATCAGTGTAAGTACCAGCTTTGAGTCTACCAATAATACGGCTGCCGCTATCTTTAACAACAAAATCACCATTAGTCGCAATTGCAGATGTTGTTCCTGGCTTTGCGCGTTTGCCATCAAGAGCTTTAGTCATAAGAGCTTTAAGCGCCTTTTGTTGTTTTACTGTGGCAGTTGCTTCGTCAAGTTCGACTTCTTCTTTGAAAATGCCTTTGCGCTTTGCATCGCCAATGACTTTTGCCATCTGGTCACGAGACATTCTCTTATACTTAGGCATAGAGCCAATGTAATCAAGAATATTGTGATCTTTTTTGCCTTGTGCCTTCATATCTTGATAGATTTTAATGATGGCTTTATTTTCATCTAGTTCAACTTCTTCTTTTTTCATATCCCAAGGAGCTTTCTTCAAAGAAACTTTGTCCTTTGGCTGCGCTTTAATATTCTGCAAAGCGCGTTTCTGCGCTTTCGTCATTTCTTGCACTTCAGTTTCTACTTCTTGGTCTTTTTTCTTGCCTTTGATAGAAGCAGAAACAGCCTTGCGGCGCTTGTGAAGATATTCATCAGACTTATCAACATCACCATCATTGTCAATGTCTTTGTCTTTACGGTCTTTGTGCTTACCTTTAAGTTCTTTGGTATCCACTGGATCCATAGCTTCATTGGTTGCCGCTTTCTTATCACGGTAAGCCTGTGCTCTAGCTTTACGCTCTGCATCGGTCTTAACGGTAATTGTACCCATTTGTGTGTCAGAAGCTTCTTTTTTGGCTACTTTGCTATAAGCTTCAGCCATTGCTAAGATATCTTTATAGTTCATGTTTTTTCCTTACATTAAGATGTTTGTGGCAATGGCACCTGCCACAGCTATTAGTGCTATCCAAAATAGCTTGTTAATTGTTGTCACTGTTTGTGAGTTTTGAGTTGTAATAGATTCTAGTTTATCTAGCTTTTCTGAAAACTTGTTCATACGATCATATTGCGCAGAATACTTCTGCTCCATACTCACAAGCTTTTCTTCTGTTCTTGCAATAGCAACCATGGCCTCAGATAGTTTATCAATCTTATCTTCGATTCTGAGCAGTCTATCTTCTGACATATCTTCTTTTACCATTTTTCTTTATCCGCCCAATATGCAGCAGACATTTTACCTTTAGCAATGTTCTTGCCGTGCCGAGCTTTGAAAGATGCTCTTTTAGCTTTCATCTTGGCTGATTCGCCCTTCTTGGGATCACCAGCTGTTGAAGCTCCTTGTTCTCCGAAGCGAATAGTCTTGATTTTGCTGCCATCTTTAGCAACAACGATATGGCTTTTCTTTGGATGGCCAGGCGTTCTCTTTGGTTTGTTGAAACCAGACACCCCAGCTTTTTTAATTCTAGGATCTTTTTCTTCTAAAAATGAACTAAATGTGAGCATCTGAAAATTCACTTATTACGCAAGGATGCAAGTGAACGCTGAGTAGAAGTCATTACACGCTCAGGCTTTTTACGACCAGTCTTTGTGCGACCAAGGGCTTTGTTAAGTTCTGCGTCTTTTGCGCGTTGAATTGCAACAGAATCACCAGTCATCTTAGGAGCACCTTTGCGACGAACGTCTTCTTTGATATCTTCTTCATCATCATCTTCACCGTGTTCACCCATAGAAGAATGTAAACCTTCAATCTCGCCGTGTGCTTTTGAAAGTTTATTCTGGAACCATTCTGGGAATTCTTTACCAGATTTAATATGATCCATCATTTCTTCTGCAGCATATTCAATAAACTCAAGTTGTTTAAGTGCCATGCTCGCTTCATCAGGTGAAGCAGGCTCGTCATCTTCTTTAGCTTCTTTTGCAAGAGCAGGTTTTCCAGCAAGTCTAGCTTTCATTGCTTCAAGATCTTTTTTGGTTTTATCCATCTTATTGGCTTTTTTAGTAGTTGCCATACCAGAATTAGAAATCTTTTTAGTAAGCATATCAAGAGAAATTTCTGTGATATCCAATTCTTCTTTTTTGGGCTCAGGTTTGGAACCATCTTTTGACATAGAACCACTCTTCACAACACCAGATTTTTTGATCTTACTGATCAAACGCATGTTGTTGCTAATGCCCTCATCAAGTTCAATCTGATAATGATCTTCTGCCACACGCTTTGCAGTAGCAGTTGCAATAGCCATCTTCTTACCCATGTCCATGTCAGGATTGTCACGTTCCATTGCTTTAGCAATCTCTTCACGCTTTTTCATTTCAGCGGGAGTAAGTTTCTTTTCAGCAACAGATTCGTTCTTAGATGTTTTCTGCGCATCTTTAAAGTCTTGATCTGTTGGAGCGCCTTCTTCACCAGGCTTACGCATTTTCTCGCCGCGCTTGCGCTTGGCGTGAATGTTATCCCATAAGCCATTTTTCTCTTCTAATGTCTTGCGAAAGTTATGAAAATCACTCATTTGGCTTTGTCTCTCTATTTTTAATTTTTGTTTCTCTTGTTCTTGCTCTATCTAGCATTCTGTCATGACGTTTTGCGTCTGCAGATTTTTCTCTTTCGATTCTAGCGTTAGCAATGTCAACAAATGTTGGCTTTTTTGTCTTGACTGCCTCAGCTTGTTCGCCAGGAGTCTTCTTCTTTGCCTTCTTGGTTGATTCTGGAGTTCCCCAATCGGGTTTATCTCCATACATGCTCTTACTTTCGCTAAGAGTTACAGAAAAAGGAGCAACATCATATTCAATCGCTGGCTGATCAACTTTTTCTACTGCATCAAGCCATTTGCGATACTTATTGGCTTTTGATTCGATGATAACGTAGTTTGAACCGAGTTGCTTTACTGTTCCAAGTTCACCATTTTCTTTAATAACCACTTGGTCACCAACTTCAAATAGCTTGCCATCGATATAAGATTCTCGAATATCAGATACTGGCATTAATTCAATGTGTCTTTTAAATGAAGTCTCTTCTTTCAAACCGAGTCCTTTGCGGACTGCATTGAATAGTGCTT